CTTACAAGGTGGTTGACCGGTATTGGCCATTTTGCTATAATATTGACATACAGTAAACGAACAGGAGCAAACGATGAGTTGGATACGAGACGGTGAGCATGTGGCGGGCAAGTATATGGACCAACTCATTGAGGGCGTGGTGATTGAGAGCCGCGTCAAGTATGGCGGCAAGGTCCAGCTCACGGTGCTGCTGGACAAGCCTATCCAGCTGCGGTGGCGCCCAGTGGGCGAGCCCCGTAACATCGTGTTAGTGGACACTGACCAAGTGGTCACAGTTCCAGGTTGACCTGAAATCTCATTTACTCTATAATAGCGGTATAGTAAGAAAACGGGGCAATAGACCCCAAACTTTAGGAGCCAATAAATGAGCGCAATCCGAGTCATACGCGGTGAGTATCGTAATAAATCTGTCGCCAACAAAGAGTTTACTCTAGTCAGCGGCTTCCAAACAGGAACCCGTGGTAACTTCGTTACCGTAAAAAACAACGGCACCTTTCCTAACTGCCCCGATGCCATCCGCATCCGTGTGAACAATATCAGCGATATCGAATTCTTGTCAGGAGATGCTGTGATAGATAACACCGTGGCCTTCAGTGCCAAATCCGAACCCGTGGTCCATGAGACCGACGAAGAGGCCATCACCCGCATCCGTGAGCGCTTCGACATCCTGACGGAAATGACCAAGGCCTGTATCAGCGGTGACATCCGTGCAATGATCGTCAGCGGTCCTCCGGGTGTGGGCAAGAGCCACGGTGTGGAGCATGAAATCGAAAAAGTGCATATGATGCAGATGCTGGGTAACAAGCGCCTCCGTGCAGAGGTAGTCAAGGGCAGTGCCACCCCCATCGGCCTGTATCAAACCCTGTACAAGTATTCGGACCCGAACTGCATCATCGTGTTTGATGACTGTGACAGCATCCTGTTGGATGACGTGAGCCTGAACTTGCTCAAGGGTGCCTTGGACTCAGGCAAGAAGCGCAAGATCAGCTGGTTGTCAGAGTCAAGTGCTCTGCGCCGCGAAGGGATTCCGGACAGCTTCGAGTTCAAAGGTTCGGTAATCTTTATCACCAACCTCAAGTTTGATGGCATGAAGAGCCAGAAGCTGCGCGATCACTTGGATGCACTGCAAAGCCGCTGCCACTATCTGGACCTTACCCTGGACACCATGCGTGACAAGATCCTGCGCATTAAGCAGATTGCCAAGGACGGTGTGCTGTTCGCAGACTACGAGTTTGAAGAATACGTCCAGGACGAGATCGTTGACTTTATGCAAACCAACCAAACCCGGTTGCGTGAGATGAGCCTGCGTATGGCGCTGAAGATTGCGGACCTGCGCAAGAGCTTCCCGGGCAACTGGAAGCGCATGAGCGAGACCACTTGCATGAAGCAAGCCTAACACAGTTTACCCCGGGTTTGGTTGGCTCCGGCCCGGGACTTTTAGCAGGCACTTCGGTGCCTGTTTTTTTGACTTGCGTGTCTGGATATTGTATACTATATGCATGACACAAAAATATCTGCACATCCTCTTAGGTGCAGACTCCTACCCTTTGGATTTTGCTGTAGCTGACAATGCACTGGGACGTCTTTGGCTTGAGCGCATGGCAGCACGAGACCCTTACCCCTTGGACCATCCAAAACGTTTCTACGGGTTTGATGATCCGGCCACTGAACGCAATCGTGCCCAGACATGGATCCGGCACTGCTGCAAAACCATCAATGACTATCAGCCTATAATCCAACGGGAGTTTGAATATACCCAGGATTGTCTTAACTATCTGCACCACATCTTTGAACAGTATCATGGCCTATTGGATCAACAGCAACATGAGTTCTGGCAGGCAGCACCCGAACCAGTGCGTAAGGCCTTGGCGGAGTTGAACCTGGCTGTGCATGCCTGCGAAACGGCTATGCGATCACAAGATCCACGTTTTGTATGCACTTGGTTTGGACTGCCCAAGACACACACCTTGGACTATGCTGCCATAGCAGATTGTATAACCTGTACTCCGGCCTGGGGGTCGGTGTGTTTGAACTATGTGGAGATAGGCAAGACTCTGGAAGACCTCGCCCACGACGGAGATAACTACATAGGTGAGGCGGCGTTCCAACCATTCCTGCACTATTCAGCAGACTTTGTGGTGCGTATGTTCGAAGAAGATCATTGGACTGTGGGAGCCCGCATTTCACAGATGGAAGATTACTATCAACACCACCGGGACTATTTCCAACGCCAGGGATGGGACTTTACTGCGGAACTAATGCCATATCGTTTTCCTGTGGCACAGTTGATTGAAACTATTCCCAGAGCACAGCTCATGCAACACATACAACAACGACAGCACATAACCCGAGTTTACATAGATGAAACGATGCACCATAGTCATACGTGATGAAGTCAACATCAAAGTAGAAGGCTTGGACCTAGACACCCGACGTGCCTTGGTCAAGCAGTTCAAATACGATGTGCCTTATGCCCGCTACCTGCCGGCTGTGCGCCTAGGTCGTTGGGACGGCAAGGTCAGCTTCTTCCAGTTAGGTGGCAGCACCTACACCAACTTGCTGCCTGAGATACTGCCCACGCTAGAAAAGTTTGATTGGGACATAGAGCTGGATGACCAGCGGGACTACACTACCACGTTCGCATTTGACCAAGTCACTGAAAGCACATTCTCGCACAAGACCTGGCCCAAGGGACACCCCATAGAAGGGCAACCCATCATGCTGCGCGATTATCAGGTGGAGATCATCAACAACTTCCTGGCCAGCCCACAATGCATACAAGAAGTGGCCACTGGCGCAGGCAAGACTATCATGACTGCGGCCTTGAGTGCCAGTGTGGAGCCTTATGGACGCAGCATCGTGATAGTACCTAACAAGAGCTTGGTCACACAAACTGAGAAAGACTACATCAACCTTGGACTAGATGTAGGTGTGTACTTTGGTGACAGGAAAGACATTGGCAAAACACATACCATCTGCACCTGGCAGAGTTTGAATGTGTTGTTAAAGAACACCAAGAGCGGTGTGGGTGAAGCTACCATACAAGACTTCATTGAAGGTGTGGTATGCGTGATGGTGGACGAGGTACACATGGCCAAAGCAGATGCGCTCAAGACCCTGCTGACCAGTGTGATGGCGCAAGTGCCAATCCGCTGGGGCTTGACCGGCACCATACCCAAAGAAAAGTTTGAAAGCCAAGCCCTGCTGGTAAGCCTAGGTCCAGTGATCAGCAAGCTATCAGCCAGCGAGCTACAAAGTCAGGGCGTGTTGGCACAGTGCCATGTGAACATCGTACAACTGCAAGACCATGTGGAATACTCAAACTACCAAAGCGAGCTCAAGTATTTGTTGGAAGAATCAGGACGTTTGGATGCAATGGCCGAACTGGTACAGCATGTGAACGAAACCGGTAACACATTGGTACTGGTAGATAGGGTAGCAGCAGGACAAGCCTTGGTTGAAAGACTGGGTGATCGGGCAGTGTTCGTATCAGGTGCTACCAAAGCCAAAGACAGACAGGATGAATATGACGAAGTGGCAGAAGCAACAGGCAAGATTATTGTGGCCACTTATGGCGTGGCCGCTGTTGGTATTAATATCCCCCGTATTTTTAATCTGGTTCTCATTGAGCCTGGCAAGAGTTTTGTTCGAGTCATCCAAAGCATCGGAAGAGGCATCCGCAAAGCTGAAGACAAAGACCATGTGCAGATCTGGGATGTGACCAGCACCTGCAAGTTTGCCAAACGCCACTTGACCAAACGCAAACAGTTTTACAAAGAAGCCAACTATCCATTCAGCCAGGAGAAGTTGGAATGGATGAAAATAAAATAGGTTGACTTTCAGACCCTAGACCTGTACACTACAAACATGCGAATACTCACACTTGACAATGTTACATACGACCTAGATCACTTGCCTGATGAAGTTGAAGACATGCGGTTTTCTATATTAGACAACTCAAATCCAGCAGATCCTGACTATCATTTCATCCCATTGATCTTCTTGGAGAGCTTCAACAGTCCAGCCTTGGTGCTCAGGATAGGCGCAGACACTGTGCGCATGCCCATGGATTGGCAGATCTTGATAGGTGAACCTGATGTGGGTGACCTAGAAGTATTGCCCTTGACCAGCATCAATGATCGTGGGTTCAAAGTTTTTCAGTTCAATCCGTTGACCAGTTTCAGACCCAGTTTCCCCGACATTGAAATCTTGGATGTGTATCACGAAGTCAGTTGGTATGCGCCCAAACTAAAGAATGGCCAGCTGCTGGCAGTGCCATTGACCGAAGGGGACGATCCTGAATGCGTGTATTTCGTCAAAGACATCAGCCGCAACTGTGAGATAGTGGACTACAACAAGGCATGGTAGCATGGGTCAACTCACCCCGGGTGCAACTCTTATCTATGAAAGCTATGACGGCGTGATATATGCGAGGGAAGAAGGCAGCACACAAAGGCACGTGGTGGGTCTGACCTTGGAAGCACAACAGCGTCGCGAAGGTCTGTTGGAAAATGAACTCTGGTACAAGATACGCCAAGAAGCCAACACCAATCCCACTTTACATGATGCCCTGGAACATGCTAAAATGATCTACTACTTGAGCCGACGATGACAGACCCACTTAACATCAGCAATGAAATGGCACAGTTTGATCGTAAGAACCGCGAGTTCTATGACAGCCTCACAGATGAACAAAAGAAAAAGTTCAGTCCTTACTTGATGATACGTTGGGGCAGTAGCGTACAAGGCAGCAGAGATCTACAGGAGTTCTATGTGATCGCTACCAACGAACGATTGAATCAACATTTCTTTGATATCAGTCGCCACCCCAAACTACAATGGTTACTGGCCACCACAGTGAGTCCAGGCATGGGCACACAACGACATCAATGGATCGCGCCCCGGAAGAAAGAACCTGGCGCCAGCGGTATCCGCAAACAGCTATCTGGATTGTTCCCACATCTCAAAGATGACGAAATAGAAGTATTGGCCAAGATCACAACTAAAAAAGAGTTAGATGACTACATCAGAGATCACGGTCACAGCAAGTAAGTACGCCTGTCAATACTGTCGCAAGGAGTTCGTAAAAGAAACCAGCTTGGCAGTACATGTGTGCGAAGCCAAACGCCGTAGACAAGAGCGTAGCGAACGAGGCGTGGAACTTGGTTTCCAAGCCTATCTGCGTTTCTATGAAACCACGCAAGGCAGCGCACGACTCAAGACCTTTGATGACTTTGCTGACAGCCCATACTACAAGGCCTTTGTGAAGTTTGGTCGGTATTGTGTGGCCACTCGCAGTGTGAATCCCAAACAGTTCCTTGAATGGCTGTTAAAAAACAACAAAAAGATTGATCGTTGGGCCAGTGATCAACTGTACACAGAATATCTCATACAGTATCTACAGGTAGAGAATGTAGCGGACGCTCTTGGTCGTGCTGTGGAATACGGCATAGATTGGGCCGAAAAGAATCAAAGCCAGCCACAGGATTGTTTGCGATTTGGCAACACCAATGTTATGTGTTATGCCGTGACCACAGGCAGGATATCACCCTGGGTGATCTATAACTGTGAGTCTGGACAGAAGTTTTTGAGTGAGCTCACAGCAGATCAGATATCCATGATATGGCCTTACATTGATTCGGACATATGGCAGAAGAAGTTCCGAGACTATGTTGCGGATCAAGAGTATGCCAAAGAAATACTTAAACAAGCAGGATGGTGATGGAACAGTTGATGTTATTGCTGTTGGTTTTGCTACAAGCCAAACACTGGTATGTTGATTTTGTAGATCAGAGCCTGGAAGAGATAGAGAAGAAAGCCGTCTACGGTCACTGGCGTGGCATCATGCACAGTTTCAAACACAGTATCGGCACCATGTTATGCGTGGGTTGTGTGTTGGGTCCTTTGTATTGGCCACTTAGTGTGATGCTGGGTGTGCTGGATGGGGTGATACACTACCACGTGGATTGGATCAAGATGAACTGTGCTGCCCGCAGCTACGAAGAGTCTGGATTCTGGGCACATTTTGGGTTGGATCAAATGGCACATCAGTTGACTTATCTCTTTCTAGCAGTTATAATCACACTATGAGTATGATAGTATATTGCAATGGTGATAGTCATATAGATAGTCGTTATCCTACCAACAAGGACTGGCGTGACAAAATCTATTGTAATTATGTAGGTCAAGAGCTGAATGCATTTGTTATCAATCAAGCATTGAGTGGAAGTTGTACTCGACGTATTATTAGGAC